CACCTCCACCGCCTCCATCTCCTCCTCCTCCGCCACCTCCACCGCCTCCATCTCCTCTTCCTCCGCCACCTCCACCGCCTCCATTTCCTCTTCCTCCGCCACCGCCTCCACCACCTCCATTTCCTCTTCCTCCGCCACCGCCTCCACCACCTCCTGGATGGACTGCTGCGTTACACGCATTCAAATTTTGTCCACATGCACCAACATTATTAAAAAATTGTATTAAAGCTGGAGGAACATTTTGGCAATTTAAGGGGGTTAACGCCCCCATGCTTTGATAATTAAAAAAATTCACGGGTTCATATAATTGACAACGGTTATATAATGTTCGATGAACGTTTATAAGATCGAGATAACCGTTAAAACTAATAGTTGCATCAACTCTATTGTAATAACCATGTTGTGTTATATTTGTCACAGTAACAATTATATCTGGATACAGTAAAAGTTCATATTCGGTAGTGTAATAAGTCCAATTGGGACTGTTCATAAAATCTATATAACGATTTGAATCGATAAATCTAAAAACATATAAATGTGGGTCAGTGCCACCATTCATGAATCTTCTTGCAACTCCTATACTTCTAGTTGTTGAAGTAAATTGATGTAAGAGTATGCTTTCGCCTACTCCTAATGCTAATCCAGTAGCTTCAGATAAATATGGAGTTTTCATTCCTCTATAAACCATATTTGCAGGGGCTAGATCTGGCCATGGAAGATTTATATTGAGGAAATGCACCGGACATTTAACATTATGCATATGCCGAATTGTTCTTTCTACGTGCGGAATCTGATTAAAAACCCAATTCCTTCTAGGTACTGTTTTATCATGCGTTGGTGGTCCCCGTAAATGAGGGGGATAATCAGCTGGACCATGGAGATTCAATCTGTGTAAAACTTCGCTTGTAAAATATTCCCCTTGTAAGGTAACCAGTTGATGATTTACAAACTGCTGATAATCGTTTCCATTTTGTTGATAAGAAATGATCCAACCGTCCCAAAATTGTGAATATCTTTTTGCTGCAGCACTGTCTGCATTATTATAACGAAGAGAGTCTGCATTTGGAGATACATCTCTTAACACTCCTATATCACGATTGTTTGGACAATGAAGTATATATACGTGACCGGCCTGAACAACTATATGATCAGGAACGTTCATACGTTTACTATTAACAACGTCAGGAAGATTTATAACACGAAAATTACGTAAAGGATTTGCTATTGTTGCAGGGGTATTCATTACCACGGAGTGTGGTGGGTAAAAAGTGACTTCTCTTTCAGTTACGGTATTTATCGTAGTAGGCAATACACAAAACCATTCTGTTTCTGTTATTAAACCTGCAGCATCTGTTTTATATAAAAATATTAAACATTTTGTAGCAAAATTGTTTTGTTCTCTTATTTTTCTTGCAACTTGCAATACATCAGCTGCTGATAATGGCAGGTTACCTTTCGTTCCGCCTACAAATTTATTTATTCTGTTTTTTTCTTTAACACTATTGTCTAGCAAGTCTTTTTCTTCTAATTGGGTAGATTCGTTAAATATATCGTTGTTTGTTTCTTCTGATATTGTATCTAGTAGCACTGGTTCAAAATCTTTTGGTTCAGGTAGTGGTTCATAAATTAAAGAGGGGTCACACAGATCTTCCCATTTTGTTACCTTTTCAACCAACTCCTTAGGAATAACAGGAAAACTTAACCACCCCCAATTATTAGCATCACATAATTCTTCATCGCCTAAATCTACCTGTTTAGCTTTATACTCATCTGCAGGGACTACAAAAATACTTTTTAACAAAGCTTCTCCTTTTTCTCCTAAAGGTGATAACCCAATAAATTTACTTGAATGTTTTTTCATGCGTTTTGTCTTGTTTTTTACTTGCCTTGTCTTCTTTTTCTCTTGTCCTCGAGCTTTATAGGGTCTTTCTTTAAACGAAAGAATATTAGTTTTTTTCTGCGTTGACATTATATATATATTTATATATATATATTTATATATATATATTAATTTTACATATTACATATTATTCTTTGTTAACACCTCATCTATATGATATTAAATTTGGTTCCTGGAATCCTAAAATAGGTTTTTGTCTCTCTATATTCCTTCAGGCCAAATAACGTTGCCTTATAAAAGGCATCTACCTATTATTAGTGGTAGGAATAGTTTTCACGAACCATCAATTTTATTTTTCCTGATTCTTTGAGGATTAGCCTAATATATATATATATATATCGGACATCACTGGTAGGACATTGTTCGTTTTTATTCACCATTTGTGGCATTCGCTTTATTATAATAAAATTGAATTATATATTGTCATATAATACATCAATATTTTCCATTTCTAAATCCTAGAATCAGCTATGCATCATAATTAATATAATCGCCTTCAATATAAAAATTATTTTCCAATGTTTCATCATTGTATTCCTTTTTCTCCTTTTGAAAATTTAGAGAGCGTTTTTTTCCTATCATATATAAGAGATGAAAAAGAAGACACATCCAAAAGAGAAGATTCGGTCAAAGAAGAATCGGTGTCGCTACACAAAAAAGGAAAAGAGAAAACCCACATTAAAGACAAAGAAATTAAAAGAGAGATACGCTAAAAGTAGGCGGGTGTTTTTAGGAGGAAATGCGAAAGTAACAACAAAAGAATTTCGAAAACTAAATTGTAATCCTGCTGTCCGCGGTAAAACGCCAAAAGAAGTGGATACCTGTTATACGAACGATCTATTAATAAAACTGAAGGACGCACATAATAGTAAGAATGCTAGCAGTGCAATTACCGTGAATGAACCTAAAGAGATATGGACCGAATTAAAAGACAAAATGAGTAGTTGCACTGCAGAAGATTGTTGGTTAGATCAGCTAATGGATCCAGGAGAAAAATCCCGCATTGATAAAGAAACGTTCGCGCCGGATCAACCTGATGATTGGAAGGGCGAAAAGAACCCATGGCTTTCTAATTTCGATATCTACAACGTCTTGTTTCAGTATGAAACGCCGTATCCTCACTTTAAAATGGTAGGTCCTACACCCATCGACTTTGACCATAAGCCCCAAGGTGATCGCTGCGTCTGGGAGGATCTATGTAAATTTTCCATAAAAGACTATCAAGACCAAAAAAAAACGAAAATAGGCATCGTGTTTAATTTAGATGAACATGACAAGGGAGGTTCTCATTGGGTCTCCATGTTTATCGATCTAGAACATAACTATTTATTTTTCCTAGACAGTGCAGGCGATACAATGCCCGACGAAATAAAGGTCTTTGTTGATCGCGTCACTAAAGATGCGAAAACCCAGGGTATAACGTTAACCTTTTATGAGAACGCGCCTGTAGCGCATCAAACCGGTGAATCTGAATGCGGAATCTATGCAATCTTCTTCATTATTACCATGCTCACTCTGGAAAAGAGCGAAATGAAAAAGTTAGACGATGATATGGAAATGGTTACCGAGCCATTTAAAGACTATAAAGAAGCTATCAAATTCTTCAAGGAGAAACGCATTCCCGATCATTTCGTAACTCCATTTCGAACCAAGTATTTTAATATACCCGATTCTTTTCTGACCACATAGTATATGTCCATCACTGAAAAAAAAAAGATATTAAAAGAAATTTATACGAAGGTCCATCCACATATAAATGTTTTGGGTAAAGAATTCGAAATCAACAAAGAACTTGATCAGGAAGATATAGATAAAGTGAAAAACTTAGCAAACCAATTTAGGGATCTATATAAGACAGATCGTATTCGCCACGTGGATTATGATGATCATCACGTATTTACCATGGATGAGCCAACCTTTGATCAATGGCTCGCCGATACTGTTGTTTCCAAATTTTATTCAAAAAGCGCAAACGGGGAAAATGCAGATCAAATTATATCGAAAATATATTACGGCGAAAAAGGTCTGGTAGGACATGACGTAAAGGTTGTTAGGAGAACCCCACTATATCAAAATAACTTGATATGGAATGATCCTGCGGATTATGCTCTAGGAGAAATTACCACTTATGTAGATACGTTGGCAAATCCTGGTAAGTTCTCGGCCGATGCGTATGATTTTTTCCAGCATGTGGATCACAAATTAAATGTTGTTCCAATCAATAAGGTCAAGGCCAAAGTTAACAGGATAAGTAAGGTTTTAGGTGGTGCAAGGGTCAAAAAGACAAGAAATAAAAGCAAAAAAGACAAGAAAGGCGCAAGGGTCAAAAAGACAAGAAATAAAAGCAAAAAAGACAAGAAATAAAAGCAAAAAAGACAAGAAATAAAAGCAAAAAGACAAGAAGTAAAAGTAAAAAAGATAAGAAATAAAAGTAAAAAAAGACAAGAAATAAAAGCAAAAAAGATAAGAAATAAAAGTAAAAAGACAAGATAAGAAACAATATAAAACCATGATTTTTATTCACATATAACAATCATGAATCTTTATGTTCACCAAGAAAATCAACAAATGTTATGGGACGTCATGAATAAAGTTCATCTCATTCAGTCATTTTTTCAGAGCTATCCACCAGACCAAAAGGAGAAATGGTTCAAATCTGTTATTCAAATGTTTTACGAGAAATACAGCGGAAAAAATATTACCTACGTTGAATTGCAACAGATCAATCAAGAGACCATCTCCTACATATTGAATACGATCCAGGAAAAATTACAGCCTGCTCGACCTATTGTCGCTCCTACTCCCTCTTTTGCGTTTCAACCGCCGGCGCCACCTAGTCTAGCCGTGCCAACTCGAGATAATGACAAGGAGGCACTATTAAACAAACAGTTCGAATTGCGTCAAAAAGACTATTCCAGCGCTCTAGACAGACCAACTCCAGAGGCGCCCTCATTTCTAGAGAAGGAGGAGGACACTGCCATTTCTAATATGGACGAACTGATAGAAATACAACGACGTCTTCGAGAACAGGATTATCAGAAATATGCTCCACCACCCCCCATCAAGATAGTTGAAGAAGGAGCCGAACGCATTACCATGTCACGGGTCCCCGATGAACAGATGGTTTACGAGAATACAACACCTACTACTAAAAAAAACGTCACTTGGGAACCTGAAGTTCGAGGTTCCCACGTAGGAGACGAATTGAATTCCCTAAAAGCGATGATTTCCGATCTCTCTAGTGTCATCTCTGTCCTCACGCGTGACGTCTCTTATATAAAGCAGCATATTGATACATCAGCGTTGAATCAACATAGCTAACCAAGATAATAAATATTGATAAACAAGTTAAATAATTGGCTGCAGATATAGTAGTTGACCATGTCCATTATCGCGCCTATTGTAGGAACCGTAATATATACGGAATTGAAACATATACGAATGATGTCCAAATCCACACTCTTTTGGACGTCATTCTTTCATAACCTAGCGCTCATTTATTTCAGCGCAACCATGTTCTATTCTTTGACAAAGACCATTTTCTGGGACTATGGAATCGCGTTTGATCATGAATTTTATTTACAACATGCAGACGTCCAGCGGCTCATCTGGTGGGTCTATGCATCGAAATATTATGAATACATGGATACGGCATTGATTTACGCATCGAATAAACAGCCCATCTTTCTACAGAAGTTTCACCATATCGGCGCTGTAATAGTATGGCACTTGGCCTACATGCATCAATGCGATTTCATCGTCTATGTTTCCTGGCTGAACTGCGGGGTGCATTCTATCATGTATTCCTATTACTTCGCCACGCTCTTTACCAAGCGAATTCCTCTCGCAGTCAAAAAGACCATTACAACTTTGCAAATTGCCCAGCTATTTATTGGCGTTACTGTATTACCCTTGGTCTACTACTTTACCGAAACAAAAAGTTGCTATAATGTTTTGATAATATTCGTCGCCTATGTCACTGCATTGTTGCACTTGTTCGGGCATTTTATGCGACAATATTTTACTGCATAGTTTAGCATTCCAGCATTCCGATAATCTTGAAACAAAATACCCCTACTTTTTGAAAATGGACATTTTTAAAAATGTCCAAAATGAAATACCTGGCTGTCTACCTCCCCGGAAAATCGGCAAAAATGGGGTTCGCTGCATTATGCAGCAAAACGAAACCAATGAATAAAAAGTTGGCTGCATACAATTTTAATACATTTTGGACAAAAAGGATTTAGCTCTTTTTCTGTTAGTATACTATACTAATGGAAAAAGAGCAAAAAAGAGCGACTTCATTTTCATGTCAGTCATGTGACTTTGTATGCAGTTCAAAGTTCAATTGGGGGCGTCACATTGCCACTGCAAAACACAAAATCCTAATAAATCCTAACTATATTCCTAATGCGAAAAAGCAAGAAACCTATGACTGTTTATGCGGTAAAACGTATAAACATAAGTCCAGTTTATGTCATCATCAGGCTAAATGTAAAGAGCAAAAAGAGCGAAATGTCGATCTACTATCACCTTCGGTTCCAACTACACAGATCATCGTTGATATCATGAAACAGAGTCAAGAAATACAAACCATCTTGGTCGAACAAAACAAGGAGATGCAAGAAATCCAAAAACAGAATTTAGAATATCAAAAGCAGATCCTGGAGCTGTCCAAGCAGCCCAACCAGATGATCACGAATAATATGACAACAACGACCAATCACAATCATTTCAATCTCCAGTTTTTCTTGAATACCACTTGCAAGGATGCGCTCAGCATCAATGATTTTGTCAATTCGTTGGATATCCAAGTGGCCGATTTAGAGGAAACGGGGAAACTAGGGTATATTGGAGGGATTACCCGCATCATCGTGAATGGTCTCAAGGATGTCGATGTGAATAAGCGCCCTCTACATTGCACAGACTTGAAGAGGGAAACAGTATATATCAAGAATGATAAAACGTGGGAAAAGGAGAACTCGGCCAAGGTTCAGCTTAAAAAAGCCGTGGAACGCGTGAGCAATCGCAATTTACAGCAGATCCGGAAATGGCAGGAGATTCATCCATTGTTCAAGGATACGACAACAAAGGAAAATGATATGTTTATCCATTTGTCTACGCAGGCGATTGGTGCTAGTAGCAACGAAGAGGACGATCGAAATATTGAGAAAATTATGAAGAATGTTCTCAAAGAAGTGGTGTTAGATAAAAAGATATAAATAGATAACTTCTGTAAAATAGAGAACATTTTTTTATAGAGACGAGATGAACACGATAACAAAATCAAATATACTTACCTATATTACCAATTTACTATTGGAATCTAATTATCATATTCGATTCCATACGGTAAAAGAGGAAGAGAGATTTATCAATTACATATGGAAATCTTATAGCAATATAACTGATTGCAGGGACGAAGAAGAAATGAAAGCATCTTTATTTATAGACGCTACGGAGTATAGTTTCAAATATGATTTACCACGTTTTTACTTCTTACACATTGACGATGCAAAAATACATTGGTTATTACGTATTGGAAATGGTAATAATTTCAAACGTTCAACGGTGTGGGGTGTTACACAAACTACAAACACGAAATATTTCGAAAAAACAGTAAAACCCGGAGATATATTATGGTTTATCGTTAGTAATAATGGCGGACAAGCAATAGCATTTGCAGAATACACAAGCCATAATGGAAGAACAAAAACGGACGTAGAACTTGGATGGGAAATCGCCCTTAATAGTAGTAATTGGACAATTGAAATCAACTATAGAAATCGAGTCTTTATTGAAGACAAACACTACTTTACTAATATTCAAGGTCAAAATGTAAATATACGAAAATACAATGAAAAATGTAAGATAAATTTACCAGACATATACCAAAAACTAACACATCAATAATCATATAAATGCAATCTGTCATAATATACTATTATAACAACTATGACGACAAACCTTTTCGAGAACACACTCTATATTAATTTGGAAGCGCGCAAAGATAGACTGGAACACGTGACGAAACAGTTGGACAACATGGGCATTCAAGGGGAGCGCGTAAATGCTGTGAAAACCAAGGTCGGCGCGGTCGGCTGCACCATGAGTCACATCAAATGTTTGGAGTTGGCCAAAGAACGGAACTGGGAACAGGTGTTCATTTGCGAAGACGATATTACCTTTCTCTTTCCCGAAGTGTTGAAGGAGAACGTAGGGCGGTTTGTCAACGAACAAAAGGACTTGCCCTGGGACTTGCTCATCATTGGTGGCAACAATGTCCCCCCGTATACACAGGTCACCGAGTATGTGGCCAGAGTCTACTATTGTCAGACAACAACAGGGTATATCGTAAAACAGCACTACTATGATACCTTGTTGCAAAACTTCAGGGAGAGTGTAAAGAACCTGATTCGAGAACCAAGCCAAGGTTCTCAATTCGCACTAGATATGTATTGGAAACGATTACAACAACGGGATCAATGGTATATGATTACCCCACCCACGGTGACACAATGTGAGAGTTATAGTGATATCGAAGGTCGCAACGTCAATTATGATCATTTGATGTTGGACATGGAGAAGACATGGTTGTTGCGCAGACAACAAGGGTAATTTTATACTTATTATCTTTTTCTATCATCTTTATTTCAAAAGAGTTAGAACCATTCCTATAGGAACAGATGCAAAAGTCATCATTGGTATAACGATCCAAAAATCAAGAAAATAATAATAGGGAACGGTAATCATCTTGAACCTATTCTTTTCAAAAAGAGCGCCTTCTTTACCACATTTTTTGGCGTCATTTCTTACTAAAAAATGCATAATTATAATGTTTATGTTCTGTGACTAAATTCTCAGTTGAAAGGCGCCACGTTTTCCCTATTCGCAATAAAAAATTTGCAATCTCTACAAAACTTAGTTGTTGGACGAATGCGCAACATATCTTATTTATTATTCATACTCTTTAAATTCCTTCCTTTCAAAACTCGATCTCCGAGTTTCGTTTTGATTTGGCAACGATTCGTCTTTTTGTTTTTACGGGAACCTTTTTTACAACGCGTTTTTTTTCTTTTGTTACCACCTCTAATTACTGGAGGTGGTGGTAATCTTAAGTAGCTAGACCCATTTTTTAGATATTCGAAAATGGTTTTCCATGCACTTTGATCATGATCATGATCAAGATATGCCCTTTCCATTAATTCAGCAAACTCACCTTTAGAAATGCCATCGGGATAGTTCTGCGAAAAATAAGCAGTTTCAAGCTCTCGCACTACGTCGGATTTTTCAGGATGATTATGCCTATCCGTCCTATCGTATATTCCAATTAATGTGTCAAGATGGAGGTATAAATCATCTTCATCTTCATCTTCATCTTGATCTTCAAGAAGTTTATCAAAAGCGGTCTTATAAATGTTAAAACGACGGTCGCGAGGTGTCATGATTGGCGGGGGAAACAGGCTTCTAGCTAATGTGTTCCACCTCCGCGTCCCTGGTGTTGTAAGCTCTTCTTCGCTCTTAAATAAAGAAAATTTCATTATTTCGATAAACCCATCTCTATTTATACCAAAATCATAATAGTAGTAGTAAAAAGGCTGGTACAAGGTATAAAAAAAATCAGCGTCAAGTGTTGCGCTATCATCATCTTCTGGCCACAAATTTTCCAATGCAGTGTCATCAAGTTCCAATTCGTCTCTAGCCTCTTCATTTGTATTTATTTCGGGATTAGTAACGGTTCTGTCAAAAAACTCTCCGAACATTACTGTATACTCTTCTTCTAGATGTTCGTAACCAGTAATTTCACCCAAGTAAATTCCCGGTGGTGTGCTCATATTATATTATATATATATATATATATAATAATTTAGATTTTTTGTGTAAATTCAAAGAATATGCTTTTCCTAAAGTATTCCCAACAATTGTTTTCTTCATCTCGAGATAAAGATAATAATTTAGATTTTTTGTGTAAATTCAAAGAATATGCTTTTCCTAAAGTATTCCCAACAATTGTTTTCTTCATCTCGAGATAAAGATAATAATTTAGATTTTTTGTGTAAATTC